AGACTATAGACCATTGAATCGGTCCAGTCAGTAACCGTCATGTGACGAGGGTCGATCATCCCAGTACCGTCCCGTCGCCGACATCGAGGTGGGCGATACATTGGCCCATCTGGTAGTTGCCGCCGACCACATTAGACTTGAAGATGAACCGCATTTCGCGCCTGATTTCCTTGAAGAAAACAACCTGCTGCTCCGGCGTCACGGTGCTCTCTTGATCCGGAAAGGTCTTTTCCTCACTTACCACATCAGGGGATCTGGCGTTGGCCCGGCCAGTAATCTGGCAGGTCATATCACCAGTTTGGATGAAGTCAGGCTCAATCATCAGGCAGCGCATCGACCTGTTCTTTGGCTGGTTCGGATCAGCCACGAAGGAAATGTCGGCTGTCTGGAAGTAGGACGGTATTGAACTGACTTGGGTTCCGTCGAGCTCGTCAAGCCCAAATTCCATCTGCCAAAGTTTGTAGAAGCCGCTTATAGGGTCAATCCCGGCTGTGATGGGGTACTGATAGACGGTAACGAACTTGCCGATGGACCGGCCAGAATTGGGCATCTGGGTATCATACCAGGTGTTCTCGCGCACGTTGTAGATAACAGCGTGAGTGCATTCGGTAGCATTGCCACGAGGATAGCACCACCAAATCTCGCCAAAACGCGGGACCTTGTAAGCGAATACCTTTTGGCGCTGCTCATAATTTAGATTGTCGAAAAACCAGTTCTGGTTCAGTTGGTTTGGGATCTCACGCACGACGCCGTTGAACATTAGAAAGCGGTCAACACCGACCCAGTAGAAGATGCCGTCATACTCAATCGGCGACTGGGAGGACAAGATCGAGCTCTGCGATGTCAGAGTATCAAACTGAAACACAGGATCGCCGCCCACGAAGGTGCAGCGGATGAGGCTGTCCAGAGACCAAAATAATCCAGCAGGCGCGTTTCCTGGGCCAGCACGAAGCGGTAGCGCAGCGACAATCTTTTGAGATGTAATATAGCCATCGCCAGACCCGATGCCGACCCAATCGTCTGGGCTGTTTGGTACGCTCCAGGCGACATAACCGTCTGAACCATAGACAAAGACATATGGGTAGAGGCTGACGACGCCGCCCGATACCGCAGGCGCCGTGTTGGCAACGAGATCTGCGGTTCCGTTGACAAGCCCCCAATAAAGCGTCGAAGTGTCTGTGCCGTCGATTTGGTTCAGGTTCTTGCCTGGGTGCGCCAGCAAATAGGCGCCAGCCACACCAACGGAGTCATAGTTGACATCAAAGGTCCATAGATGACGCGCATCAGACGTAAACCCTGTCGGCGTCCTGTCACTGATAGAAGTGACGGTGCTAGTTGAGTTGATTTCAAACTGCGTCAGGTACGACTGGCCGCCAGAGGCAAGGTGCAGCGTCCCATCCTGATTGAAGCCATTCAATCCGCGAGAGATTTCAGGCATCTGCGTGCTAAGCGTGCGATAGCCAAACATCTTGCGCGGGAGACCGCGCTGGAACCTGCACCATTGGCCATCAACATAGAAACCATTCTCAAGGCGCGTACCGTCGCGCTTGATGCCGGGCAAGGATTTGATGGTATAGGGAGAAGGAGCCATTAGCCGAGCGCCACTGCATACTGAATGGAAATAGCCGTTGCCTCGGCAGTTGATATTGCACTGATCGCAGCACGGGCGGCGGCGGCGTCAGCAGCAGTAAAGACCGCAATGCCGGTAGATGTGCCCCCAAGATTAATACGGGCGCCTGAAGCCGTTGTGGCCCCAGTGCCACCGTCTGCGACAGGCACTGGGATGGAAATCCCAGACCCGCTTTGCCCCAAGACAACATTGGTTCCATTGCAGTAGAGGATTTGAGCATCGCCTTGGGCAACCGCAATTCCTGTTCCTGCTGATGTCTTCACAGTGAGGGTGAAAGCCCCAGTCGTGGCGTTTGTGATCCAATATTGCTGAACGGTTGCTGGAACGATAATGTTCCTATTCCCGGTCAAAGCGCCAGTCAGATTGTAAGAAATACGGTTCAGCTCAAACGTGCTGAGAGTATAGTCGCCGGTCCCAGACACGTTTATGGCGAGATAATCAAAAGACCCAGACGCAGACGCCTGAGACAGGCCGACGGTGTAAAAACCAGTGCCGTCGCAGATCAGCATGAACGAGTTTTCAGGTGCCACCGTGATGGTGGCCTCGCCGTTGATGAGCTCGCTTGAATTTGGGTCGATGGTTATGTTGCTGGATCCGCTGTTGCGAACATAGCAAAACCAGTCTTCACCAAGCGTGACAGCGGCTGTGAGAGATAGTGTTGCAGAGGCGCCGGTCCAATTTATCAGAGTTGCGCGATCTGGCCCCGCCAACGTGTAGGCCGAGTTTAATGTCGTAACATTGATGGCTTGGTTGAGTGTGGTCGTGATAGCCTTCAAGCCAGCGCCAGCGAGAAGCGCAGCGTTCGCGCTCGATGTGGTTGAGCCAAATTGATAGCTCATCCACACGCCTGCGGCGGTTGTGTTGGAGGTCATGTAGACCTGCCAAAGGGTGCCGGTCCCAACAGTACAAACGACGGTCCCAACGCTGTTGACGACGGTGAAGCTGGTCGAGCCAATGTTGTTGAAGAGGAAGCACTCGCCTACCGAAGCCTGGTCGGCGGCAGGCAGATAGATCTTCCTGCTAGACCCCGTGCAGTTGACGTCCATGATCCGTGCGGCGACGTATTCGGCATCTGGATTGGGCGCGTTGGTCTCAACCGGCCATGCCAGTGTGACGTCGGTGGTAGTTAGGGCAAAACTCAAATATGAGACGTCGGAGGGGTAGATATTCGTCCCGCCGAAGACTTCGGTGTAGGTGCTGGTCATTTATACCTCCGTCCGGCGGGCGGAACGATCAAGGATCTTGGAGAGGTCTTCGCCATTGAGGGCCTGAGCCGAACGGTCATACATCTGCTGCCAGACGGGGATGCGCTCGTCGTTCTTCAGGAATGGCGTGGCCTCAAGCAGAGACGCATACAGAAGCACCTGCGGGGCGTAATCGGTGAGCCAGTTCGTTTGGTTCGTGTCGTCGAGAAGGGGCAGAAGCTGGTAAACCAAAACCTCAAAGGGATAAGCCTGGTCAGGTGTCGGCGCCACGATCCAGTTGCTGTAGTCATACTCGGCATAGAACAGCGGGACGTCTGTTTGGTCACGGTTCGGCCAGTAGGAACGCACATATTCGTAAGACCGAGGGAAAAGCTGGTTGTATTCGCTGTTCTGATCGCCAGTGCCGAAGTTGAAGGACACCGTCGAGCGCCAACGGTCAGGCTTTGGATAGACAGCAAGGCCAGGCGACAGGGTGCCAGTCAGGACGTTGATGAGGCCCTCGACCTTAAGTTCGCGGGCGATCCGACGCTCAGCCAGATTGATCAGCCTGGGGATCTGCTCATAGACGAGTTGATCCGACGCAAGCGTGAAGCCACGCTCAAGATAGCGCCGGATGTCTTCTTTGAGGGTGGTGAACGTCGTCGTCGTGGCCATGGCCTATCCTAACACTTTCAGGCCTCATCCGCCATACTGATGGCCTGGGCCTTAACCTTGCCAACCCGGTCAGTCCAGCCCCTGCCGAAGGTGTCAAATGTGGAGAGCTTCTTCAGGAAGTCCAAACGCATGTCGCAAATGGCGTCGGCGGTTTCTTTGGCGTCACAAGCCTTGATCGCCTCAAGGGACTTGGGGCCGATCATGCCGTCCACAGTCACGCCAGCAATCTGCTGGAGGTACTGGGCCGCCCTATGAGGGCCGCTGTTTACGGCAAGATCATAGGCCGCATAATCAACGCCAGAGGGCAGGCTGTCGGCCTTGATGCGGTCCCAGTACAGGGACTTGTAGAAGGGCTTAACGACCTCGGGTGTAAGAGCGCGCATCTCGGCCTCGGTGACGTCACGGTTCAGGTAGCCCTGCCACGCCGAGCGAGTGACGCCCAAGTTTGTCATCCCGCCTGGATCTTTTGGATGATCCACGAAGCCGCCTTCGTGCTGGATGACCATGGCGAAGCAGTCGTTCCAATTCTCTTTCATGTCACTTGTCCTTTGCAGCAAGAAGGTCGTTCTTGGCCTTTGAGCCAGCGGACGAACCATAATAGAATTGGACAACGCCGGTCCAAGAGGTGCTGAGAGAGCCTAGCATCATCAGGATGACCTCAAGCCCCGTCTGCGGGAGACCGAACACGAGGATCCAGACTAGCGCCCCGAAGAACCCGAACGTGATGAAGTAGGCCAGAATCTTCGGCGTCGGGTCCTTGGTGTTCTGCTGCATCTGCCGGGCACTGTCGCGGTCTCCCGCAGCGATGCGCTCAAGGTCGATGTCGAGGCTCTTCATCTGAACCTTGAAGTCTGCGTCGATCTTCTTGATTGCGGCGAGCTGGTCAGGCGTGGCTGACGCCATAGCCTCGGAGATCTGCTCCTCAGAGGCATCTTCGTGGCCAAAGAGGGCGCTGGATAGGGTCTTGACGGCAACGCCAGCCAGTGGCCCTCCAAGCGCCGTGGCGATGGATGGGGCCAATTGACCAAGCAGGGGACCGAATTGCTTCAGTAAGTCCATCTTACTTCCCCTCAATGGTGAATGTCAGGTTTTTGTGGTCCGGGTATGCGATCACGACGTTGCCCTCGGGGCACTTGTACATGATGCGGGCAATCAGCTTCGCGCCGCCGGGGGCAACGCCATCCGGGCTCTCCACGGTCATCGTGTAGCCGAATTTGTCCACTGTCGGGCTGGCGGGGCCGCTGAATTTGGCGACTGACGGGAGAGCCTTGTGGACCATGTAGTCGGAGTCGCGCACCTCAAGGCTGAAGTCCTCGACCGTGCAGTCGTCGCGGATCTTCTGGCGGGCTACAACCACCTTGAACTGGCCAGACGCCGGGCCGCTGGTGATGCTGAAGTGCTCCGCGTCCCACTTGAGGATGTCTTTGGGGGGAAGCTTGACCTTGTCGTAGAGAGTATATCCGCCGCCAATCATCGCCATGACAGCAGTCACGACGGCGACAGGCTTGGTGATGGCGTCAGTGTCAATCACTTGTCCACTTTCCTTTTCTCCAAACTGTCAACCTTGTCAAAGATCTGTCGGCACAAGTCTTTGATTTCTTTGAGCGACTCTGAGAACTCTTCGCGTTTAACGTAGTTGCTGGGTAGCTCGATCTCAATCTTGTGTAGGTCAGACTTCAGGCGCTCGACGGCTTCCCACAGTTGCCTGGCAAGCCAGCCAATGAGCGCCAGAAGGGAGCCGAGAGCAAAGTTGATCAGCGTCTGAGTTTCCATCGACCTATCCTGCGTTGCACCATCAAAATTCTACATTGTGTTGATGTCACGGTCAAAACGGTTGACACCTCTCAGGACCGTGCGACACTGCCTGCGTCAAGGAATGGTCTTTGGCTTACATGCGGCGATGGTTTTGCGTTAGCCGCCTGCGTAGCCCAGCCCACTCAGTGATTTGTTCGAAACACTTGCCCCGGTCAGTTCGGTCTGGCCGGGGTCTTTCATTCAGCGGCTCCTATTC